GAATGAGTTGGTCTAAGCATCACAATCATATCTGTATTGGGAGCATCAAAACCTGTTGTTAAAACATCGCAATTAACCAAGGCTCTTATCTTTCCGTTTTTATAATCTGTTATTAATTTATCTCTTTCGTTTTGATGGGTATCTCCCGTTACTACCCTAGAGGTAATATGATTTGAATTTAAAATGTCGCTGACCATTCTTGCATGGTTTATTCCAGCACAAAAAATAAGCCATTGTTTTCTATTAGCACCTTTGGTTAGAACCTCTTGCATGGCTTTGTTGGTTCTGCCGCTATCGTTCATCTTGGCCTGTAAGTCTGTTTGAATAAACTCTCCGCCCCTTAAACCTATATCGTCAATCTCATACTCAGTATCCATACACTTAGTTACCAAGGGAGACAAATAACCTTCATCAATTAGTCTTATAAAGTTATCTCCGCTTCCAAAATCTACTGCAACATCATCAAAGATAGATCCCTTACCCTCGGTTAACATTCCAGAGTTGAGTCGATACGGGGTAGCAGTAAAGCCAATTACTTTTAAATTTGGATTTCTTTCTTTAAGGGCGACAACAAGCGAGCGATACATTCCCTCGCCGTCTTTAGGAACAAGATGAGCTTCATCAATTGTAAGAAGGTCAAACAAAGGAAGTTGATCTACCTTGTTCCAAACTGATTGGAGCTGAGCATATATAATATCGTTGTCTGTATCTCTACTTCCTAAGCTGTTGCCATACAAACCTATATCTCCATACGGCCAAGCATCTTGCAGCTTCTCGTAATTCTGAAAAAGAATTTCTTTAACGTGAGAAACAATCAAAGTTTTTTGTTTCTTTTGCTCGTTCATATGCAAAACAAAGTCCGCTATAACATGAGACTTACCAGAACCAGTAGGCATAACAACCAAAGGATTGCCGTCTTCAATAGCAATATAGTTTTCTAAAGCGTCTAAAGCTTCTTGTTGGTAATCTCTAAGAGGCATAATAAATATTTTTATTCATACAATTATTCCAGGCATTTCTATTTATTTCTTTTGGGTACTTGGTATAAAGCAAATCTCGACAATATATAAACTGTTGTTTTTTAGAATATTCAACAGGAGCTAGAGCAGATCCTGTAAAAAAAAATATAAATATAAAATATTTAAACTGCATTTAATTTTTGTTGGATAGATTTATTGTTACTTCTTTGCCGCTAGCGTAAGTTATTTTTCTAAAGTGCAAGTCCGCACCTCTTTGGTATTCATATGAAACAACTGTTTCATTTAACTTCTCTTTAGCTATTTCTTCTTTTCGTTTTTGAATTTTATTTGAGTGCTGAGTCATTTGCCTTGTCCCCTATATTTTTTACGTGTTTGGCGTTTGTTAGTTCCAGCACCATCGCTGAGTCTTGAGTTGCCTATTGATGTTTTCTTTTTAATACTTTCTATTTTTTCTTTTAACCAAGTTTTAGCCATTTTTATTTTCCTCTAATTGTTTGTAAAATTCTGCTACTTTCATAATCTCTTGCCAAGTGCCATCGTTCTTAATGCAGTTGGCTCTATGCGATACGATAAGAATATTGCCTATTATATATACCTCATTGTTGTTAATGCGTTCTAATGTGGGTGAGTTGTATTTGTTTTGATGCCCATGAACCATTGGGATCTCCAATACTGGGCATATATTATCTTTTGGCCATACGTCATAAATGTCTTTAGCTTTAAGAGTGCAGGGTGGCCAACTTCTTTTTAATGACCTGCGCCTAGCACCAGAGATCATTTTACTTGCCCAATAACTTGTTAAAGTTCTTTTGGTTTTGTTGTAGCAAGATCTACACCCCCATCTAAAAGGCGGAGCTTTTTTTAGCTTTCTATTTGGAAAGTTCTTTGAGTTCAGCTCTTTTGTCTGCTTGCATACGTTGCACTCTCTTGTTTTCATTTTTCAAAATTTATTTTTTTTAACATTCTTTCTAGCTGCTCTATAGGAATATTTTCAACATCCCAATCTGATAATATTATTGATGAACCATCCCTCAATAGATCCTTTGGTATTTCTTCAGAGTTGTTAATTATTGCACTTATAATTAAATACCAAATACCAGAATACTCATCTTCTGTTAGTTGGCTTTCTCCATCTGATTCTCCACCCTCAAAAATTGTTGCATATGCGTTATATTGTTTTCTTGTTTTATCTGTAAAGTCCATTACATACCTTTCCAGTATGTAGCTACTGTGTAAAGAATAAGAACAATGGTTAACCAGATTAAAAACCCAGTCCCGAAGATAAATCCAATTATCTCAATCATTTTTTGATCTTCCTGTAATAATTATTAGGATAAATACCATCGTCTTGAATGTTGAATGCTTCTTTTACTTGTTCAAAGAAATCATTTGTTGCATGCAGTTCTTCAACCGTCATACTTCCATATTCAAACATACCATTGATACCCCATTTAACATTGTTACAGTGTTTAAGTATTAAACCCATATTTCTTTCTGAGACTTTAACTGTAATCATTTTTTCTTTTGTTTCTTTTATCATTTGCAGGCCTCCTTATAAGCATGCTCAAAAAGAGCGGGGTGATACTGTCGAATGTACTCAACAAATTTGCTCAACCTTTCAGTTGATTGCATGTCGCTTTGTATATCTTTAGTATGATTGGGAGATGGTAATCCTGGCTGTAAAGCCTTCATACCTTCCCTTATAAAATCCATTTCCGTCATTCTCATAATCTTCTCCTGATTAGTTATTGTTCCATAGTATGAAATTTTGGTTGCAAAGTAAACCCCTTAGTTTATACTAAAGGTATATTAATTCTTGGAGAGAACAAATGATAGACGAAAAAACATCAAGTTACATAGACGACACCAGAGATTATTTGCATCAAGCCGTATGCCAAATGATTAAAATATACTTGCAATCAGCAGGTTCTTTGTTGAATAGACCAGAAGCTATAAAACAGCAAATAGAAAACGACAAAAATCTTTTGGTTAATTTAGTTGAGAAAATAGCTGAGCTAGAAAAACAAAAGCTAGAGCTGCATTAAATGGTTTCCAGAAATTTAAACTTTAAGACTGTTGAGGAAGCTAGGGTGCACATTCATAAATCTAAAATGATTGTTAACCCAAGCAACACGACTATTAAAGAGAAAAGATTTGTTATTGTTGTTGATAATAAAAGTGATGAACAAATGCTAAAACAAGCATTGGTTGGTATGAAGAATGTTAAATGGATAGATATATTGTTTCAAGAAACAAAGGAGAAGAAGGTATGAGTAGAATAGGAGATTTATTAATTGGTATGCAAGAAGATGCAGAATGCGTTTCGGCTTCTTGCAATTCGTTTGAAAAATTTGCAGAAGAGATGCGTAAGCTGAACATCTTATACACGCCAAGTTTATTAGAAGATTTTTGGGACGGATACGTTCATTCCCAAGAACCCCCTTACTAATCGCGAACAGGCAATTCATTCGGCTTGTATAAACAATAGAAATGCCGTTGCGACAGTTTTATTTCATAACTGTTTCCAAAAACTTTGAGGTGTAGTTTTGCAGCAAAGAACATCTCACCTAACTAGGAGATAACATGTTAAAAGCAGACGGCTTTAACGCCGCAATAATCGGAATGGCTGACGATATAGCAACGGGTGAGCATAGGCTTATCTACGACGCCAATAAATGTATAGACATACTTATTGAACAAGGCATGACCGACGACGAAGCAGTAGAGTATTTTGAGTTTAACGTTAGCGGAGCTTACGTTGGAGACAGCACACCTATATGGCTATACCCTTACGAAGAAGAATAAGCTAAAATAAATGGATGAAGATACTTAAAATGGAGAAAGGCCCACCAACAATCGAGGAAGGTCGACGCAGACTTGATAGTCTATTTGAAGATTTCATATCCAGGGGTGCTGATCCAGAATTTACGGCTTTGCTTATCTTTACTTACGGCGTAACTGAAACTATTAATTACGCAAAGACAGTCGAAGACGGCATATCTAAGATAGATCACATACTTAATTCAGAGTTTGGTTTAGAGAAAGAAATTATCTTTACACCCGAAGAAAAAGATCCAGAATAGTTTTGTCATAGTTTTCTGACAAAAGACCCCCTTATAGGTCGAATTTGCCCGCACATAGCTACAAACGGCTTAGTTTTGTCAGAGTGTCAGAAAGCTCTGACAAGAGGAAAGGTTGAAGCAGTAGGGTTTAGGCGTTTTGTCATATTGTCAGAGCACCCTTAAAATAACCCTCTATTTGCCCCTAAACATGAAAAAGAAAAGGGTAGGTAAGATAAAGTATGACAAAAGTATATATATAGGTATATATATAATAATATATATATTGTTATTTACTATAGTAGAAGGGCTTAGAGACGACCTGATAGTTTTGTCAGAGTTTTGTCAAAGGCTCTGACAAAAGTAGGAGAAGATATGTATAAATTAACAGAAAAATGCAGCAAGGTTTTGCCCAAAGAAATCGTTGTTTTGCTAGAAAGACCAGATGTAGTAGAATTAGTTAGATATTTTAACGGACGGCTTATTAGCTATAAGGAGAAAGATGAGCAAGGACGAATCAAGGATAAGGAAGAAAGTGATAGTTGAACCCACATTAGCAGATGTAGATGATATGCCAGTTGAGTATATGAATCACAACGAGAAGAATCTAACCAAGCGTCAGCGTTTGTTAGTCTGGAATGCAGTTAACGATCCCACGCTTACATTTGCAGAAGCGGCAAAGAAGGCAGGGTTTAAGAATCCAAAGGTTGTTAGTCGGTACATGAGTGCTGGAGGAAAGTATCAGCATGTGTATCGGGAGTATGAAAGATTGATGGGTGAGGTAAAGAAAAAGTTTGAACTCACGCATGAGGGAGCAGTAGAGGATTTGTATAAGTTAAGAGATGATGCCTGGTCGCAAGGAAACTTTACGGCTGCAATTAACGCCCAAAATTTACTTTTAAAAGTCGGGGGCTTAATTGTCGATCGTCGGGAGATATTGCATGGGAAGGTAGATCAAATGAGTCGGGGCGAGGTTGAAAGAAGGCTGGCGGATCTACTCGGGAAACAGGCCATTGAACATAAGTCGGGAGTCGAAATTGCAGACAAGTCGGGGAAGTCGGGATCTGAGGCAATAGAGGTCGGGGAGATTGTTGAAGAGAAAGTTGTTAAGAAAAAAAGTAGGGCTAGACCTTTGCCTAAAGAAGCTGGAGAAGAGGACGAGGATTAGGCCTCATCTTCGGTTTCCTCAATTCCAAACTCTGCAAGTTCTTCTTTAGACCAACCCTCGTAATAGTAAGTGAGAAGTTCTTTAGCTAGTTCTCTGAGTTCTCCTTTATCATCTTCTTCATTAACTCTTTTGTTCACATATTCTTCAAGTGTCATTTTCGGTCTCCTGTTTTAATTTTTCTATACCCGATAATAATTCTTTGTCTAAATCGTCTGGCGTATCGCATTCTGAATATATCTCTAATGGGATATGATTAAGTGCTTGATAAAGTTGCTTGATCTCCTCTTGGGTAAAAAATACTTTAATCATCTTCGGTCTCCTGTATTTCTTCTAAATCTTCAACAGTCATATCTTCGCAAAGATATTCAAGAGGTTTTAATCTTCCTTTGAAATCAAATTGCTTGATAGTACC